CGCAAATCGGGGGTCAGGACCGGTCCGGCCCCCCGGCTGCGCGTTTCCCATAACTCAAAGGAACATCAGATGTTGAGCCTTGATCCGCTCGGCCTTGACAGCGTCATGCTGGCCGAGGTTCGGGCCTATATGCGTGTCGATCCGGACACCGATGAGAATGTGTTGACCGTCTGTGCCGTCGCAGCCGTTCAACATGCCGAGCAGTTTACGCGGCAGATACTTATGCGCCGTGGTGCAAAGGAGTTGGTCACGGCAGGGTCTGGCTGGCAAATTTTGCAGGCCATGCCTGTGCAGTCAATCGCAGGCGTGACGGGCATTCCGGCAGAAGGCGCAAGTTTTGAATTGGCCGCGTCCGCGTGGGAGGCAAAGATCAGCTCACGCGGAGAAGCCTATTTCAGGGTGCTACAGCCCGGCATAGCCGGGCGTGCGGAGATATCGCTTATCGCTGGCCTATCGGCGGATTGGGTAAGCCTGCCGGAGTCACTTCGGCTTGGCTTGCTGCGGCTGACGGGGCATTTTTACAACAACCGCGATGCAAGCAATGATGTTGGCCCGCCTGCCGCTGCACTGGCGTTGTTACTGCCATTCCGCCGGATGCAATTGGCATGAGCGCGGAATTTGCCGGCACGTTGCGCGAACGTGTCGTGATCGAAACGCGCCTTGGCACCCGCGACAGCCGCGCAGGCGCCGTGGGCAATTACCGCTATGACGGGCAGGCATGGGCAGCGGTTTCACCGTTAATGCCCGCCGATCTGACGCGTGGCGATGCGCTTTCGGCGCTGCCGCGTTGGCGGGTGACGTTACGCAAGCGCGAAGGCGTGGGGCTTGGCACCAGGCTGACATGGCGGGGCAAATATCTTGCGGTGCGCGCGGCGCTCAGTGATCCGCAGACGCCCGCGCAAATGCACCTGACCTGCGAAGAAGTGCGATGAATATCGACCGCCTGAAGGCCAAGGCCGATGCCGTGGGAGCGGTGCGCGTGGAGCAGATCAGCGACCGTTTAATGGCAACCGACTTGCCGCAAGGCGTGCGCGCCGAGCGCAACGGCGATGGCGTGACTTTAGTGGGCAAAAACCTGCGCCGCCGGATGCTGGACGATGCGCAATTAAGGAATTTCGGACGATGAGCGATGCAGTACAAGCCTTGCAAGCCGCCGCCGTGGCGGCGCTGTCAGCGCACCCGGTGTTGGCCGCGCAGTTGACGGGCATTTATGACGGCCCGCCGCCGCGTGCAGCCTTTCCGTATCTGGCCGTCACTGACGGATTGGTGAGCGATTGGGGCACGAAAACGCAGCAGGGGCGCGAAATCCGGCTGGCTTTTACGGTCTGGGATGATGGCGAGGTCGCGACGCGGCTGACGGACCTTATGGGCCATGTCGACGATGCCTTATTGGCGATGCCGCAGGATTTGCCCGGCTGGCGGATCGCAAGCTTGGTCTTCCTAAGGTCCATCATAGTGCGCGATCCGGCAGGGCCATGGGCGGGGCTGGTCGAGCACCGCGTCCGATTGCTCGCGGTCTAAGCCACACAATATTTTTTACCGCCAATGCGCGGGCATTTTTCGAAAGGATAAGGACATATGCCAGTAGAAAGAGGAAGCGCCTTCCTGTTGAAGGTTGGCGATGGCGCAGCCACGCCAGTATACGCAACGGTCGCTGGCCTGCGCACCACGCAATTGTCGATCAATGGCGATCCAGTGGTCATCACCCATAAGGGCAGCGGCGCATGGCGTGAGTTGCTGTCGGGCGCTGGTGTGCGGTCGGTGTCGGTGTCGGGGGCAGGCGTCTTTACAGGTTCATCCGCCGAGACACGGATCAAAAACAACGCCCTTTCGGGGCAGTTGGACGATTATGAATTGAGTTTTGAAGGTGGGGAGCAGCTGCGCGGAAAATTTCTGGTCGCGCGGCTCGATTATGCCGGTGATTTCAATGGGGAGCGGTCCTACACGCTGGCGCTTGAAAGCAGCGGACAGGTAACGTCGCTATGACCCGGCCAGCCAATGTTGCGCGCGGCGAGGCGTCGGTGTTGCTGGAAAGCGGGGCTATCGTTTTGCGCCCAAGCTTTGCGGCGTTGGTCGCGGCAGAAGACGAGCTTGGACCGTTGTTTGCGCTTGTGGAACGGGCGGCGACGGGCAATTTGAAGCTTTCTGAAATGGTCGCTTTATTCTGGCATTGCCGCCATGACGCCGCCACCGAAATGACGCGTGATATGTTCAGCGAGAGCGTTACCAAGGCCGGGCTTTCGGCGATGACGCCCGCGCTGAAAATCCTGCTGGGCCAGATATTGAGCGGGCAATGACCTTTGCCAATGTCGCAGCCCAATTGGCGGCGCGCACGGCCCTGACTTTGGGATGGCGGCCCGATGACTTTTGGAACGCCACACCCGCAGAATTGCAAGGCATATTGCAAGCGATTGCCGGCGATGACGAAGCGCCGCCAAGCACGGACATTATCCACCAACTGATGACGCGGTTTCCAGATAGCCCAAGCGGAGATACCTAATGGATGAAGAAATTGACCGGCTGGTCGTGTCGGTGCGCGCCGACACTCGCGCCTTTGCAAGCGATGTTGCCGCGATGCGCGCGGAACTTGACGGGCCATTTACCGGCGGATTGGAACGCGCCGGGTCCGCGCTTGAACGCGGTCTAACGAGCGCCATTCAACGCGGCAAATTCGGCTTTGAAGACTTACGCCGTGTGGCGTTGTCGGTATTGTCCGAGATTGCGGCTGCCGCCATTCGATCGGGTTTGAATGGGGGCAGTGGCGACGGCGCTGGCAACCTGCTTAGCAGTTTGGGGACATTGCTTGGCGCAGCATCAGGTGCGCCGGGCCGCGCGACGGGCGGCCCTGTGTCGCCGGGCCGTGCTTACCGTGTCGGCGAACGCGGGCCTGAGCTGTTTGTCCCCACGAGTAGCGGGCGGGTTGAGGCGTCGACTGCGTCCGGCGCGACGACGCATGTGCGGATGACGATCAACGTGTCGGATGCACGCGGCACTGCGCCGGCGGCGCTTGAACGGTCCTCGCGCCATGTCGCGCGTGCCGTCCGCCAAGCCCTGGCGCGGGATTGAACCATGGCATATTGGTTATGCGACAAAAGGCGGCGGCAAAAATCATCGCCAGTCATGCGCTTCGACCCGCGCTTTTGGACGGTGAATTTCCCGCGCCCGATGATGGCGTCGGTGGTGACGACTGGCCCGGAATCCTTGCGCACAGACGCAGTATTTTATCGCAGCGACGATCTGGCGGGCCTGATCTGGGACAGCGTCGATGCATGGGACCACCCATTGCTGGCCTATGAAACCAACCGTGATTACCGGCGGCTAACCATCAGTTTTAGGTGGCGGTCGGAAGGCATCATGCCGTTAAATGTCGTCAACGGCCCGACGCTGACCATATCAGGCCGCGATGCCAATGGTGCAGCCAAAAGCTGGTATGTGCGCCTATGGAATTATGCCGTTGGCACGCCGCAAGACGCCCAGATCGTGCTTGATTTTAGCAATCTTTCTGGCGGGTTTTTATTACCGCAAGAGGGCGACCCAGTGTTTGCGGGCGACATTGACCGGATGTTCATTTCACTCGTTCCGCCAAGCTATAATGGCCAGCCCGGCAGCTTAAGCGCCCCGGCAGAAGGCTGGGTCGAGTTGACCGAAATCCGCTGCGATGGCGCGGGCGTTATGTTGGACACCGGCGATGTCATGGTCCCCGAACATCACCTAAAAATGGCGACGGGCTATGATGATGCCTATAACCAGACGCCAGCGCGGCTGTTGCGGCAAATTCTTGCCTTGGGCTATCGCGGGACGATCAACCATTATGTCGGCATGAGCCATTATTTTCGGTTAGAGCCGCTGGGCAATGCGCATTATGTAAGTCTTTCGGGCGGGGCGTTGAATAGGCCTTGCATCGCCTGGCATCGCAGCTTTGCCGCGCAGGCAAAGGCGCTTGGGTTCGACCTAATTTTCTCGTTAAGCTATGAATTGTTCGACGCGCATAGCTGGAATGACTGGAAACAACGCGCCGCGAATGGCGATCCTGCGCTGACGGGTTGGGAGCCGCCGTCGACATTGTTGTCGCCAGCGCATGCAGGCGCGATGAATTACCTGAAGGCCGTTGCCCGGGCCTTTGTTGCGATATTGAAAGACGCCGGATTGCCGGTGAAATTCCAAATTGGCGAGCCATGGTGGTGGATCATGCCCGACGGGCGGATTTGCCTATATGATGCGGCGGCCAATGCGGCCTTTGGCGCGCTGTCGGTGAGCATAGCAAGCATTAAGGGGTCCAAGACGGCGGCGCAAAAGGCCATGCTGGATAGGGCCGGGGAATTGCTCGCAGAGTCCACAGCATCGATCTGCGATGCCGTGCGCGCAGAGGCAGATAGCGCAGGTGCGCAGACTTTATTACTGGTCTATTTGCCGACGGTGCTTGACGCCGATGCGCCGGAGGCGATGCGTGCAAATGTGCCATTGGATTGGGCCAAGCCAGCGTTCGATGTGTTGCAGCTGGAAGATTATGACTGGGTCATCACAGGCAATCATGGGGCGACGCGGCGGGCGGTTCCGTTAATGGCGACGCGTTTGGGCTATGCCGTAGCGCAGCAGCATTATTTCAGTGGCTTCGTGCTTCGGCCCGACGAAAAGGCGCAATGGGGCGAAATTGCATTTGCGGCCGCGCAAAGCCGCGCGCGGGGCACGGCACAAACCTATGTCTGGGCACTGCCGCAGGTGGCGCGCGATGGCTTCACCTATTTTGAAATTGGACAACAGGAGGACGCGGTGCAGGAATTTGATGATGTTCTTTTTCCGCTGCAAATCGGGCGTGAAGCAGAAATGACTGCGGCATTTTCAACCAATATTGTCACCACGCTTTCTGGCCATGAACGCCGCAACAGCAGTTGGAGCAATGCGCGTTTAAGCTATGATGTTGGTCCCGGCGTGCGGTCCGAAGCGGAGCTGGGGCAATTGCTGTCCTTTTTCCGCGCCCGGCGTGGTCCGGCAGTTGGGTTTCGCTTCACTGACCCGTTCGATAACAGCTCGCACGGGATGACGGGTACCCCCAATATGCTCGACCAATGGCTTGGGCTGGGCGACGGGGTGCGCACGATTTTTCCCTTGCTGAAAACCTATGGGGCAGATGGTCAGGTGCGCCGGATTACTCGGCCAGTTGCGGCATCGGTCGTGGTTGCGGTAAATGGCGTGACGGCGACTGGATGGTCGTTGGCAGCAGGTGGAGTCATCAACTTTTCGACTGCACCACCCTCGGGCGCAGTCGTGACCGCTGGATATCGTTTCGATGTTCCGGTTCGCTTTGCCTCCGACCAAATAGATGTGGCGCGGGCGACATTTGGCGCAGGCGATATGCCCAATATTGCGTTGATCGAAATCAGGGAAGCGGTGTGATGCACGCGTGGATGGAAGGGCCGCTGACCAGCGTCGCTTATGGCTGGCGGCTGGAACGGGCTGATGGGGTGACATTGGGGTTTACGTCGCATGACGTCGATGTGACGCATGAGGGCATTTTATTGCGCGCGAGCCCCGGAATGCAGCCAACGACAGTCATGCAAAATGCTGGCCTCGATAAGGACGGGTTGGACGTATCTGGGGCGCTGACATCTGATGACATCTGCGCCGATGATCTTGCGGCGGGACGTTGGAACAGGGCGTATCTGGAAATTTTCCTGTTTGACTGGACCGCGCCTGCAACGGGTAAAAATGTGCTGGCCGCAGGGGAGTTGGGCGCAGTGTCCTTTACCGATGATGCCTTTGAGGCCGAGCTTGTTGGCTTGCAAGCGCATTTGGGAAAAGCCGTGGCGCCGCAAACTTCGCCATCTTGTCGCGCACGATTTTGCGACGCGGCCTGTGGTCTTAACAGTGCACGTTTCCGGCATCTGGCCACGGTAGCAAGCAGTGAGGAAAACCGGATTTCGGTGACTGCGCCCTTGGGGGTTGCCGACGGGCATTTGGCCTATGGCGAATTGCGTTGGCTTTCTGGTTCCAATTGCGGGTCGACTGCGAAAATTGCCGGTCATGAAAGCACGGATATTTATGTCTATA